ATAAAACCAGCAACCTATTGAATACTGGGTTACGTTGCTTAATTGAGACGAAAGATCACCCAAGTCCACATAGTCATCAGTTCCATCAAAAGTAAAAAACCCGCCGTTTGCAGTGTTGAAACTAGGGTTATTTGTAAGGGCGAAATTGTTCTTTCTTTTTAGCCCCTTCCAGTTTGATCCGTTTCTAGGATAACTTCTTGGATTGGCAGCATCTAAAACAAAGTCAAGGTCATCTATTTCTATTTTGGGTCCAGCATTAGTAGCCATTATTGATACCTCCCTTTTGTTGCTTCGTAATTCTGGCGGATTTCTTTGGCGGTTAGTTCACGATTATAATAAGAAAAATGAGAAAAAGTGGTCGAACCATAGCTGTTGTAGGAGGTAGAGTATCCAAGTTGAAATTCAGAAGCAGAAGAAAAATCAATTGAAGAATTAATGTTATTGGCATTGCTAGGATTGGTAGTTCCTTTAAACACCCCATTGATATAAACTCTGGGGTTTCCCGAAGTATCTCTAGTGCAAACGATATGATACCAAGTGCCAGCAGAAAAAGTGGTGTTATATTCTACTTCTGCATAAGCAGCACCTCTGCCCGCACCCGACCAATAAAATTCCGTATTGTTAAACCCCATTTGCTCGCCGCTATTTGAACCAAGATCTATATAAAATAAGTAGCCAATATCTTTAGCTATTATACAAATAGAAAAACCCTGATTAGCGACTAAAGAAAATATATCAGTATTAGATATTGAAATTTTATCATCACTTCCATCTAACGAAATAACCCCACCGTTTTCAGCGCCGAAAGAAGGTCCATTAGCTAATGTTCCATTATTTCCGCCTGTAAGATCACTCCAAGTCGTTCCAGACTTGGGGTAGCTACGTTGATTTGCAGCATCCAAACACAGCACCAGACCGTCTGTAACAATTTTAGGGGAGTGTGTTAATCCCATTACGGTGTTTCCTCCACCCACCAAACCTGATCTTCATTATTCAGAATCGCCAGAATCTCATCATGAGAATACTCTTGACTCTTGCTGGAGCAGGCGGTTACACTTGAAGGCATGTCGCCCTCATACTTTACAAACGTCAAGGTTCCGTCTACACTGAAACGCAAAGTCTCAGCAGACGTTTCCATCACTTGAGTAAAGTCTATATTTGGGACATCACTTGCTGAAATAACAACGTAATGTCTGTGGTCAAAATCACTATGACTCATAAATATCTCCTCTTAGTAGCATTGTAGTTTGTCCTTATTTCAACACTTGATAAAGCTCTATCGTAAACTCTGACAACAGAAATATTTCCATTCCAATAAGAGGCAGATGGACTTGCAGAATTTCCTCTAGCCCCAAAAACCGGCGACATGCTTCCAAAACTTAGATCGTCTCCCTGCGCTGTGTTTGGAGACCCAACCGTTTCTATCTCACCATTAAGGTAAACATCTTGTAGCCCCGGAGCTTTTACGCACGTCAAGTTTGTCCAAGTGTTCGTAACCGCTGTTCCAGTTGCGCTTCTAGTGATAGAATTATACCTTGTAGAAAACATGTATTTAGTTCCATCCATTCTAATTTCTATATACTCTCCCCCGCCATCAGTAAATCCATATATACCAAGTGCAGAATTATTTATGTCTGCTTTTAACCAAATATCTATAGTAAACTGCGTGTCAGTACTAGAGAAAACAGAATTACTTAAATTTGTAGTTATGTGATCATCCGTACCGTCTAATAAAATAGAACCGTAATCAGCGCTATCAAACGAAGCTTCATTAACAAGCGCTGTTGTAGAAGAACCTACAATGTCTTCAGCAGACGATCCTCCATTTATATCAGCAGCGTCCATGCAAAAAATTAAATTATCCCTAATAATACTAGAGTTGTATGTTACAGCCATTACCACTCCACCTTTAGTTTTTCAACGTCTTTGCGCTCACCGTAAACAACGTAATCATAACTGCCTTTAGAGCCACCAACCTTTATGTAATTTTTACCTTTTTCTTCTATGTAAAGTGCTTGATAAAATCCTATTGGAGTAAGAGTAACTGTGACAGTAGACTGATCTACTAAATCCGCCCAATAGTCTGGCAGTGTAATAATATTAGAACCACTAGTTCCCCTAATATATACACCATTTTCTGGACCTTCCAGAGACGCATACTGAAGTTTCATCCCTTCTTTTGTTGGGTGGTCTATCAAGAACGACTTTGTGGTTGCTGTGAAAGCACCATTGACCGCGAGGGTGGAGCCGTCAAAAGTTAGATTTGCTTCACCATTTAGAGCGTCAGTGCTACTGAATGTTACCACTCTGTTGTCTGCACCATTGGCAACAGCAGAAACAGCACCGCCACTACCATTAGAAGCAGCGGTAATTCTACCTTGAGCATCCACAGTAATATCAGCGGCTGTGTATGATCCCGCAGTTACTGACGTATTGGCTAGCTTGTCAGCCGTAACAGCATCGTCAGCAATATACGCGGTAGCAATCGCCGTTCCCTGCCATGTGCCTGTGCCAATAGTTCCTACGGTAACAATACTGGAGCTACCCGCCGCTGGTGCTGCTGAGATATCTGAGAGAACTTCCGAAGCGGTGCGACCTTCTACTTCTGTACCATTAATTCTAAGGAAGTCATCGTCTGCTACTGCATCGTTAGCTGTTAGAACGTTTCCGTCTGAAATACCCTTTGTTAAGGCTTTTACAAGTGCGAGATTTGTTACCTCTGAATCCATCAAGGCTCCAGCAGAAGTTACATTGGCTGTATCCGTTACGTCAGCACTAGCCTCAATGCCATCTAGCTTAGTCTTATCTCCATTGGCAAAAGCTCCTTCAGTGGGTTTAACCTGTAGTGTAGAGATAGTAACCCCTTTAACACCAGCTAAGTCGGTTAGCTCGCTATCCATTAGGGCGCCCGCTGCGGTCACATTGGTAGCATCTGTAACGTCTGCCCCATCCTCAACATTAATTATCGTTCTGAGGTTTGCAGCACTTATTTCTTCTACAATACCTGCTCCAGCACTATCTCTACCAAGAACCACGTTCGTCGCGGTGACATTCTGCATCTTCGCGTAAGTGACAGCATCATCAGCTATTGTGCTAGTAATGGATATGCCTGCCGAACCGTCAAAGTTTGCTGTACCTGTTACGTCTCCATCTAGCGCTATAGCTCTTGCTGTGGTAAGAGTAGCTGCACTTCCTGTTGTATTTTGGTTAAGTGTACCTATAGTGAATGTTAGGTCGTATGGGTCGGCATCTGTGCCGTTATCTGTGTCAGTCCAATTAATGGTAAGTCCGCCAGCACCAATAAATTTGACTTCTTTATTGTTGTCTATTGTTACTTCGTCACCACTGTCATCCTCTAGAATGAATTGAGACATACTACCACCACCACCTCCACCGCTTCCATTGGCAGCGGCGGTAATTCTACCTTGAGCATCAACCGTGATGTCTGCATTTGTGTAACTTCCAGCAGTTACGGATGTGTTTGCAAGATGCGATGCACCAATGCCATCGGCTTTAACTCTTAGCGAATCACTATTTATTTCTATTGTACTATCATCAACATTTACACTTAAAGTATCACCCGTTAATGTTAAACCGTCTCCAGCAGTAAGGTTTGTGTCATCCCCAATGTCAATTTGACCCAGCGTTATTGCTTGAGTTGAAATTGAAAGATAATCATGACTTGATGTAACCAATGTTACATTCGTGGAGTTGTCAGTACCGGCAGCGTCTACACCTAGTGTAGTTCTCATCGCTGAAACATTCGCATCATCCAATAAACCCCTAGCTGCTGCTGTCAAGTCCGTAACAGCATACGTATCAGAGCCTGTGGTGTAAATCATCTTGTCAGCAGCGGTAGTTAATCCAGCTATAGATGTCAAGCCTGCGTCTACAGCTTGTTTGCCAGCTAATGCAGTAGTAATAGTTGAGGCATAACTAGCATCGTCATTAATCGCTGCTGCAAGTTCATTCAGTGTATCTAAAGCTCCGGGCGCTCCACCAATAAGATTGGTTATCTCTGTGTCTACATAAGATTTAATAGATTGTTGTGTAGCTAAATGGCTAGCACTATTAGAGGCCATATTATCTTCGTCTTTAACGGGAACGGTAAAGTCTATATTGCCATCCGTATCGTCGTAAGTGACAGTTATAAATGTCTCATCGCCGTCTAGCATACCTCCCACAAAGTCCTCAACCTGCTCTTGGGTGAGTTGAGTATCTGTGTTTGTTACTGTCTCTGTTGCTGTTACCAATCCCGTAACATGTCCATTACTATCAAGAGTAATGTCTTGGATGTAAGTTCTACCTGAATTATCACTGCTTGAAGCAGCGCCAATTGTTGGATGAGCAGTTAAGTATCCAGCAGAACTGTGATCTCCCCATCCGTATGCAGTATCCCACTGTCCGACCTTGGCGTCAGTAATGGTGTTAGTACCCATGTCAATGCTATTTCCGTTAGCATCTAAAGTACCACCCAACTGAGGTGTTGTGTCTTCAACCACGTTGGAGATACCACCAACTCCACCTCCAGTAGTGATTGTTACTTGCCCATTACTATTGTCCGTAAGTGTGCCATTGCCAACAACTATTGTGTTTACATTGCTTACGTTTGGGCTTCCATCGGCTTCTTTAACGATAATTCCAGACATACTATCAATAGTACTCTGTATAAGCCCGCTAGCTCTGGTATCGTTAGTTGTGATTTGCGGTTGTAAAACGCCACTTAGATTGGAGTTGAGAGTAACAGGGTGCTGCAACGCACCGCTAACGCTGGCAATCAGACCACTGGCTCTAGTGTCGTTGGTTGTAATCTGTGGTTGTAATACACCACTCAAGTTAGAGTTGAGAGTAACGGGATGTTGCAATACACCGCTAACGCTCGCTATTAAACCACTGGCTCTAGTGTCGTTGGTTGTAATCTGTGGTTGTAGTACGCCGCTAACGGCAGCGTTGATAGTAATCTGAGGCTGAAGAACACCGCTAAGAACAGAAGTAGATTCAATGTTAGATATTTGAGACTGCAAAACACCGCTAACAGCAGCGTTAACTGTAATTTGAGGTTGTAATGACCCACTCACAGCAGTATTAGAAGTGATTTGTGATTGTAAAGACCCACTAACGGCGGCGTTGGTTGTAATTTGAGACTGTAATTCGCCGCTAGAGTTTACATAAGCTGTTGATTGAACAGTGCCGTCGCCAAAACGAATACTTTGACTAAAATTCCCAGTTCCGGTAACGTCTAACTGATAGGACGGATTAGAATTTCTAATTCCAAAATTACCAGCATTATCAACAACAGACAAAGCGGTTCCTGCATTGTTGTTCCATCTTTGAATATCAGCAGAAAGCGCCGCACCACCGTTGACAACGAAGGCTGGATAAGAACTACTGTTAGATTGTAAGTGTACACCTGTGCTATAGTGAGCAGTTATGACATCTACACCTTGATGTTTTACTACAAAAGGGGCAGAGTTTGCTATGGTTATTTGATTATCAGCATTTCCAATCAATCCACCAGCGCCCTCGCTGGCATAGAAATATCCATAACTAGGTGCAGCAGTTGGGTCAAGAGGTGAAGTTTTTAACCCCAACCTCCACGTAGGGGAAGTATTTGCGTCAGAGTAAAGACCAATTGTTCTATCGTTTGCATCGTCCACATATGCATGTATAAAGTTTCCAGCGTTAGTTCTTTTTAAAGTAAGCAACCCGCTGCTAGTGGCACCATTTGTCAAGATAGATCCAAAGTCGCCACTGTTTGCACTAACTAGATCGGCATTTACATCGTCTACATTTATATCGCCCGATATTACAAAGTTACCGTCTGCGTTTTTGTATATAAGTTTATTTGATGGAACCACCCCAAAGACCACAGCTACTCCAACAATAGATATTTTATTGTCAGAATTAGAACTTTTTATTACGGTGTCTCTGCTTAAACTGCCGGATGAGAATGTACCAATACCAATTTCAAAATTACTCTCATTTTGTACGCAATAGTAGGTGGTGTTACCTTCACCAATAGCATCGGAAAATGACTGAAAACCACCAAATGTAGCGCCACTAAGGGTAATTGTTCCAGTACCCTGAGTGATGGTGGTTTCTTTTACTCTATCTGCTATTATAAGTGCCATTTTCTATTCCCTATTATATAGATATTTTGCCTCTCTTACAAAACTATTATACACTATTTCGTCAAACCCATTTTCTTTAACGAAATGCTGGTAAATTGGAGTCATGTCTAAATTTAACTCTACAAATTCTAATACATAGTTTCTTAGCTTGTATTCTACCTTTGCTGGATACTCTATATCTTCAGACCTTCCAAATCTATGTAGCCATTTTAAAAACGGCAAGCAGTATGCCTTGTTTCCATTTTGTCTATACTTTTCGTGTATGTAACATTCTTCTCCACCAAAGCCGCTTGCGTGTTCATTATACCCAAGCCAAGATTCTCTTCTAACCAAAAAACACCCGGTTCCTTGGGCAAATATCTCAAAAGGTTCTTCGTCTGGATTAAGTCCTACGGGTAGTAATTCTTGAGACGATAGCATTTTGTTTAGCTGTTCTTTATCTTTGGGCATAACCTTACAGCAGCTTGGGCATTGATGTACCTCAGTGTTATCAAATATATCTTTTATTATAATTTCTTCTTCTTCAACGTCTGAGTCTATATCAAAGTATAGCTCTCCGCAAGAGCATTTGAAGGCAGACGACCAAGTACCCCAGTTGTTATCTCTCCAAGTATTTTCATAGTGTGTAGAGAGACCAAACATATTGTCATGAACTAATGGTCCGTTATAGATGTCGTTTGTCTCTGGATTTTTCTCCATAAAATCAAATATTTTCTCTATAACCAATACAGTCGGACACAACAAAACATGACAATCTAAAACTAAAACAAAGTCTCCGGTCGCGCGCCTTACGATCTCATCTTTTACGGCGGCAGTGCCACTCTCGCTGAATATATTATAATTTAGTGATCTATTTTGAGAAAGCGTAGAGGCCGCAAAGTTTTTCAATTCCTCTGCATGATCTGATTTTTTGTTGTTTTCTACAATTACAAACTCTATTCTATCAAATAAATCTTTTCTTCCGTTATAAATAAGTTCCTTTCTAATGTCCTGAATTGTGAAGTAAGCGCCATCGAAATCATTGTGATGGGCTATTCCTATTGAAAGCTTTCCTACGGTTGACATCCTTCCTCCCCTGTTCTGTCTACGCAATTTACGTCTGGAACAAAATCATGATATGTTTTATAAGTTATTTCATTATTAAGAAAATTAATTGGTGTTAAAGACGTTCCTGCCTTCAAGGTAAACTTTTGTTGATAGCACTGCTGCTCCGTTAAAAGCTCGTAGCATATCTTAAAGTCTCTACATTGTTCTGAATTAGGGTGGTGTTTATATTCATTATATCCTTCTTCGCAAATCAAACCAAAGCAGCAAGAACCGCTAGGTCCGGGGCCAACATCCGCTCCAAATATGGGAGTTGGGAATTTACTGTAGTATGTTTCATCACCGCTTACGGCTACGCCTCTGTTGCCGAGATTTCCTTGTTCACACCGTGATTTTGTTGTAGCGTAGGAAGAGGAGCCGTTTGTTATAACCCGAAGACCGCCACCAATAGTTTCGCAGCTTGAATCTTCTCTAAAACATGTAACTTCTGTTCCATTTTGCGTTGGCTGAAAATTAGGCACAAGCACGGCGTCTCTGGTGAAAAGATGGATACTGGTATAGGGAGTCGAGCCGTAAGATTTATTGTTAGCTATTTCTTCGCATTGTTTACAATTATCAACTTTAATAAAAGGATAAAAATCTCCCAATCCGTAATCACACTTGCCGGTGTGTGGATTACAATCTACTCTTAGACTATCTTCTGTTTTACAGAAATCTTTCTGGGTAGAAGATGATGTACATCCTTCATAACCAGCCGTTATTAGGTCTCCATGAAGATTTACATTAGATCCTATCTTTTTCAGTTGCTTGTCAATAAAACGTTGAGTAACGCCAGTTGTAGTATTTCTATTCAAAGACGCCTCGATGTATTCAGCATCCGTATCAACACTTATGCAGTCCTCAGTAAAATCAGCATTTCCCCAACAAACTATGCCGCCATCTTTGGAAAAACCCGCAAACGAATTTTCATTAGAAACTAAAACCTCAAGTCTGAGCTTTCTAATGGGCGTAAACTTACGATCTAAACCATCAAACCTCTCACTTGTTCCGTATCCACCGTTGGCAATTCTACCAAAAGAAAACACCCTTCCTTCATCATTAATCGCTGAAATTGCATAATAATTAGATTTGACATCAACAGCCGGTTTAAACGGAGATTTGTCATCAATAAAATTATTGTTTCCGTATGGGTCAAAATTTGTGTAGTTTAGACCTCCCCAATGAGTCATGCTAGAAAAAACAAATCCTTTTCTTGTTTCAAAAACATGATACGGCCCGCCTCTAAATTTTAAGTCGGTGTTCGGGTCATTAAAACCCGTATATATTTTCGATTTATCACCACCGTAATCAGCGTGTCCCCAAGAGATTAAGTTTTCGCCAGAAAGTAGCCTGTTTGGAGATGGACCTCTTGTGGCAACAAAGGCTCCTTCTGACGCAAACACATTTGTGATCGGCCTTTCATCTAAACTTTGCTGAAGCACAGGATCAATAAACCCACCATAACTAGAGTTGCCCCAAGCAACAACTGTTCCGTCGTGCTGTAATGCACAAGCTGCGCTCCGTGTAAAGAAAACACCACTAACGTTTGTTAGTTGAGACTGCTTGCTGCCGGGATTCAATGTTGTATAAAAAGATCCATCATTTTTTATGAAACTAAAGCTGGCAGCGCCACCGAATACACCGCTAACATTTGTAATCGGTTTTTGAATGCCCTCTGTCTCGCTGTCGCTACTCTCTCCATACGAGGAGGTGTAGTTGAGAATTAAAAGAGTATCAGAAGACGTTACTCTCCCGTCGTTATTTAAATCGTATCTGCTGTTATAAGGATCTCCACGACTAACAAAGTTAAGAATTGAAAGTATATCAGAAGTCGTTATTCTCCCGTCTTCATTCACATCATAGGGATGATAGCCTTGTTGCGACCCCGCCGTAACATAGCCCCACATAAAAGCGTTGTTATCTTTAAGAAGTGCGCAAAACGCACCGCCGATGCCTTGCTCGCCATTAACAAATATATCTACAACGGGATTGTTTGGGTCTGACAATAAAGCAGAAAGATTTGCAGGTATACGGAAACCAGTATTAAGAGTGGATTGATAAACAGGGCCAAAGTAGAAAGTAAATATCGTTCCATCTTCTTTCAGGGCGCAACCAGAATTTGTAGAGTATATTATTTTCTTTGCGTTTTTTATACCCTCTTCTATAACTGTCGCCTGAGAGCTATCTATATGCTTACCCCATGCAACAAATGTTCCATCTTTTTTCCTTACGGCGCAAAATTGATTACCATCTGCATGTATCCTAACAGCGCCATTGTCACCAAACGGTGTGGGTTGTATTCTTAAAGCGTCTTCGTCTGAAAGCATCAAAGACTCTTCGGTGTTTATGCCAGACCTTCTTCTAAATGGATCATCTTCCTCTGATATTGTCTTCCAAGTGACTACAGATCCATCCGACTTTATAACTATGTAAGAATAACCCCCAAGCTGAGATAGTTTAGGTTCATAGTAACTGTCACAAGTTATTTTTTCTCCGCAAACACCTCTAGCGTTAAATACAGAATTTGCTTTTGTGAGACAATACGACTCCGTTACATTATCTTCACAGGTAATGTCAACGTTATCTCCGTCGTCATAGCAGCAAGCCCCTAGCACACAGGAGTCTGGAGGGGGAGTGCATATGTCACAACAGTTACCTCTAGCCATTTAAACCCCCTAAGATGCACAGCCAGAGCATGTACTCCAAACCGGCCTGTATTCGTTATTTACTAACATTGCCATCAAGAAATATCCGCCACTAGCAGCAAAAGTATGATCTCTGTTCGTTACGTAGTGGATATCCGAGGCTTGAAAAAGCTCGTTTCTCGTTACAAGTTTACCACTAGTTGGACTTGAATAATCTGTAGGAGCGTCAAGATCTTCATCCATAAACCCTTCAATTACTGGAGGTCTAGACCAAGCTAAACCATTGGCTACTCTAACATGTCCACCGGCGAAAGCAATCGCTCCGCTGTTGACAGGATTTATATGATTAAGAGTTTTTAAGTCTTCAAATTTCGACCTAACAGGAACTACTAAATATCCGCTACTGTTAACAATGTCGTGGTATTGAGTAACACCTTCGCGTCCACTGTCAGCAACAATCTGTCCACTTGGGTGAGTTCCATTTTGATTTAATATTACTCTTTCAAAGTTACCGCTTCCAGCGGTATTGAACTGTCCTGCTATTTTTACCAAGCCGCTTCCAGCAGAAGTGTTATTATTGACCGTAGCATCGAGGAAAAACCCACTAACGGTATCAATATAACTATCCAAATTACCACTAGCAACATCCACATATCTATCAAGAACACCGCTTACAAAGTCAATGTGTCTATCTAATACACCGCTAGTAAATCCAATTAGACCGCTGACAGAATTAGTGTTGTCTGCTATTAAGCCTCTCAAATTCGTATCAATAGCCGAGTCTAAATTTCCAGCTATAGTACTAATCTGTGGCTTGACTAAATCATCAAAGAAGCTACCGTTAACATAGTTAAGTATTTTTGCACCGCTTTCCCCAATGATTCCATGCAAAACTCCAGATATTGGTCTTGCGGATATGGAAAGCCCGCTAGCACCAGTGGTTTTAGTTTGTGTTTCTATGCCGCTAATACCAAGGAATTGAGTTTCTTCAAGTGATCTTATGTTTCTTGTTACTGTTCCATCACTGATAGTCCAATTTATATATGCGTCACTAGCAAGAGTAAGAGCTTGGATTTTGTCGTTTAGAATACCGCTAACATGGACGGGTAGGCCGCTTGCTCTATCATTGTAGTATAAGAAGGAGTCGTGCGCCCAACCACTGATTAAAGCGCCGCTAGCTCCAACAGCTTCTCTTGCTACCCCACTTGTAAATGCAATTAATCCGCTAGCCCTGTTGTCAAAAAACGCACCGCTATCAGAAATTCCAGCCCTAAGTATACCACTAAGATGATCTGATAGTCCACTCGCTCTATTGTCATAGTGTAAAAAGGAATCGTGCGCCCAGCCACTAATTAGCGCTCCGCTGGCCCCAACAGCTTCTCTGGCAACCCCGCTAACATAAAGAGCAAGGCCGCTCGCGGCTCTTATTTTGCTTTCAAAACAACCCTGAACGCCCGTTATCTCATAGGCTATGGCCTCAAGATATCCAGATATAGGTTGCGCGTCAACTGTTAACGAGAAAGGAGTTGAATCACCACCAAGAAAAGTCGTTAAACCGTCTTTACCAACAATATTTAATGTGCTGTTAAAAGAAATATCTTTTGTGTCAGCAAGCGTTTGATCACCAACTTTCCATTTTCCAGTGTCACCTGAAAGCAAATCAGTACTAAACTCACTAATTTGTCTGGCAATTTCTCTTAAAGCTACACCGCTTACTTTATGTACTATACCATCAAAAGCAAAGAAGTCGTGGTCTATTATAACACCGCTTAAAGTGTTTATATAGCCGCTAGCTCTAGTGTCAAAGAAATTGTTTAAACCTTCTGTGTAACCACTGACACTATCTATGTCGTGCTGCAACGTACCGCTTAAACCCGCTGGACTGTGTATAGAGTTGTCTAAAGGAGTTATTACATTGTTTACTATGTCGGCTTTTGAGGCAGCAATTCGCTGATCAATAGTACCAACCGTAGCTGTAGTTAAGTCATTTATTTCACCCCTAAGAACACCGCTGAGATCTTCGCTGTAGCTTAATACATTACCACTAGCGCTTTTTATAAACCTGTCTAAGACACCGCTTGTAAAAGATATTAGACCACTAGCTCTTGAGTCATTAAAAGCTATCAGACCACTGGCGTTTGTGTCGTTTGCAACAGATGTTTTTATTAAAACACCGCTAATTGGTCCAGCATTAATTGTGAATATGCTAGCAACACTGTCGTAAACTGCTGTGACTCCATTCTCACCCGTAAATCTAACTACATTAGAATGTTCTATATTTTTATTATTAGACCCGTCTGTTAAATTCCAATGAGTGTAAGAACCGGCAGCAGCAGCGATATTGTTAGCATGTTCAAAAGCAGCACCACTAACGTGATATATTAAACCACTAGGACCAAAAATAGAAGGCGCTACACCTGAAAGAGTGTTAAAGATTCCGCTAGTTCTACTATCATTTGTGTTAATCTGAGATTGTAGGATACCACTAAATAAGTACCCACTGTCGGCAATAGCTCCTCTTAAAGCGCCGCTAGCAAGATTGGTAAAAGCCTTTGCGTCTATTAATACTTGATCTGCATGTTTACGTACATTATCACCGCTATTGTATATCAAATTTAATAAGTAATCACCGCTGGCGTGTATTAATCCACTTGCTCTTGAATCGTTTGTAGTTATTTGAGGCTGAAGAACACCACTAAGTCCATTTATTAGCCCGTTAACTCCAGAGATATCGTTTAATTTTCCAGAAACTTCTTCAAATCTAAAGTCAACAAATCCAGACAGAGGGTGTGCAGATACTTCTAAAGTATTTGTATCACTTCGATAATTTGTTGTTACCCCACTAATTCCACCAAAAATTAAAGTATTTACTGCGTTTGGCGGTGCAGTAATATTATTATTGTTCGTTCCGTCAGAAACTTTCCAGTGGGTGTAAGCACCGGCAGCAGCGCCGACAGAATCCGCATATTGTTCTGCCCAACCACTAACATTCCAGATTAACCCGCTAACACCTCCGAAAGATGGATCTACACCAGAAAGACTAAGGAATTGAGAATCAATAACTCCACTTAGGGGTGCGGCAGAAATTCTCATTATATTAGATGAGTAGTCAGTAAGAATTCCGCTAATCCCGCTTATTGCCACAGTTTCGCCATCAGATATAACATCAGCAGCAGAAAGACCATCTGTTATTTTGTATTCATAAAACGAAGCGGATTCACTGCCTGTAAATATACTACCACTGACATAAAGATCTTGTATGTGTGCATTCCATCTGTAGTCGCCAGATCCTAAACTAAATGCTCCACCTGATTCGTAAGGTATAATATCTCCAGAAACAGCAAGCTTTTCTGAACCCCTAAAACCAGAAACACCGATACCAAGCTGTAAGCTCTGTAGATCACCATAAAGCAACGGTGGTTTATCTATACCGTCAACTAGTTGATCGCAATCACCACTAGCTTCGGGATAAACGCCTAAATAAAACTTAAAACTTGAACTTTTTGGTGCTAAATATCCTGCACCATGACCTATGGCTATATTAAAATCACCAAACTTATTACTCATTAAAGAGTAGTTACCTAGACCTAGATTTCCTGAACCTGTAGTTATACTACCTAAAGAGTTAACACCTACTGCTATGTTATTTGAACCCAATGCATTGCAAGATGCCGCAAGCGATCCTATCGCTGTATTCTTAACGCCAGCAAAATTTACTTCTAGGGCAGCATAACCAAAAGCTGAGTTGTCTTGATTCTCAACTCCTGCTACACCTCTTCTTTCTAGAGCAATATCTCCAGCAACAGTAGAACGTGTACTAATGGACGAGAAGTTGTTAGATGATAAATTTTGATCAGAAAGAAAAGACACAACAGAGTCAGCTAAATTTAAGAAAGTATTTCTTAAATCAAGTGCAGATATGTCTCTACTTGAATTATCTGGAAGATTTGCTTGTAAGAATTCATTGAATTCTTGTCTAGACAACTGAGCCATTTTAAAACCTTATTTAAATTGAATTCTTAACTGACCAGCATCAAATTTTAAAGAATCCCCTTTAAATACGTATCTAGGATTGTCTAATTGGGATTGCATTAGTAAATCGCCAGAACCCCAAACTCCAGAGCTACAAATAGCAATACCTGATACCCAGCCCCATTCTGTAAGTGCAGTTCCAAAATATACTGTATTGCAGTTTTTAACAAATCCGCTACCGGCAGCAAATTCTTCATCTGTGGAAAACTTCCAAGTGGAGTTGCCATTTGTGGATGGAACACCTAAATCAACTCTACGATACCCCGTATCTGTTGAGCCTTCGTCTTTTGGAAGCTCCATAAGGAAACTGCCTGTAATAAGATTTTTTGCAGAACCCGACTCAACTGGTACGCCGCTGGTTAGTGCGATAGCCATACCTTGTGGTTTAGCAAAACTATGACCTCTAAAAACATGGTTTAGCAAACCAGATTCTAGAAAGTCTGACATATTAGCCATTTTAGACTCCTTGAATAAATCCTAGATATACATGTATGTAGTATTATACACATTTATAGGCAGATAGCATATAAAAAGAAAGGTGGCTCTATTGAACCACCTTTCTAGAATAATATATAACTAATAATAAATATTAGAAGCTTCCGAGGATAACTCTACGGTTATCAAGGACACCGAAACCAAGTTCAGCGAATCCATACCAGCCAGCGCGCTGTTGGCGATGCATGGTTGGATCTTCGTGAACAGAGATTTCTTGCTTCATTGGCATAACGAAGCTGTCGTTAGCGCTTTGGTCAAGGCCGACAACCAATTCTGTGTCACTGCCTTGAACAGATCCGCCAAGACCGTTCGTGAAGAAGTCTTGATACTCTTGACCTTCGCCAAGCTCGTCAAGATCATGAAGGTTAACACCGAAGATGTTAGGAACAGGAGAACCTTCTCCACCAGCATTGTAGATCGCAGTTCTAACAGCGTCAGAAACTTGATCAAATCCCCAGTTGCGAATGTCTTCAAGCGCTTCTGGAGAAAGATAAAGATCTGTCAACCGACCACGGTTTGCAGAACCAGTGTTTCCACCAGAGTTACGACGCATGACAGTTTGAAGCAAGCTAACAAGTCTCTTTGAGAACATGCCAGCAGTTGCGTCACCATCGTAAACCAAGATGTTGCGATCAACACCAGCAGCAAGGATTGTGTGCCAGCCGTCATCGTTCATCTTCTTGGTGAAACCGGCTTCCATGACTTGCATGGCACGACCGACAATATCCCAACGAGCTTCGCGAGCATAACGCAACAAGAAGTCGATGCTGCTCGTAATGCTGTAAGTTGGAATCATGACGTAATCGCTCTCGACCGCACGTTCAGGAATGCGACCATGACCGGGGTTGGTGTAAGCAACATGCTCACCTTCAAGTCCGGGACTAATGAGATCCAGTGGATACTCAGTGCTTCCGCCCGGCTCTACATTAATTTTCTCGAAAATATTACCAAGAATATTTCCTACCAAAACACCCTTACGAAGTGGTGTTTCCAAGGCAACTGCAAATTCTCTTTGAGCAGCCATAGCTGTCTCAAGATTACCGTTACCAGATTGACGAAGAACGCTAAGAAATTCTTCGCTAGGTCTCTCTGTATATGACATTGTTTTATTCTCCTAGTTAATAGAATTAAGCGAAGTTGGGAAGATTGACGTACAATTTAGCGTAACCGTCAGCATCTTTACGTGACATCCAGCGACCGATAACTGCGCTGCCGGAAGCGTTTGGATCTACTGCACCAGCGGTAATATTACCAGCAGTAACGCCATCGGCATAAGCCAAAGCGCCAGCAGTTGGGGTTCCAGTTACGTTGTTGGTTACGACCCAACCGCGAGTAAGGACGGTGACTTTGCCACCTTTTTGAACTTCATCCTTATACTGATTAAGGTGAGTTCTTGTAAGATCCTTATTAACAACATCATTAAGAAGGATTCCAACAGGAATCTGAGAAGCGCCCGTTGTTTGTTGATAAGAAACAAGGTTTTCACCTTGGTCCAAAGATGCACCGGAGGCAAGACCTAGATCTGCCAAACATACAACTCCACCGCGAGTTGCTACATCAGCATTATAGAAAAAGCTGATATCTGTTGATTCTTCGTATCTATCTGCTTTAAGAGCCATGATTTAAATCTCCTATGATTAAGATTTTTTGTTGAGAACGTTAGTTTCAAGCCAATTTGAAATACTGGCTCTTGTTGATTCCACTTCGTCTACCTCTGGGGTAGCTTCTACCAAAGTTGCTTCAGAAGTTTCTACATCTTCAAGAAGTTCGGGTGTTACGTCAGCTTCTGCCTCTTCAGCCATTGGCTTCTTTGGAGCCGGTGGTGCTGGCTTGGCTTCTGCTTCTTTATCTTTACCTTCTTTTTCCTTCTTCTTTTCGATAGCTTCTTTAAGCGCTGGAGGTAAAGCGGCCTCTGCCTCTTTCTTCTTTTCGTCTTTCTTTTTCATGAGTGCGATAACAGCTTCAAAAGCTTCGTCCTCAAGAGCGTCGAAATTGGCAAGAGATTCAGCAACTTCTTCTTCGGTTAAACCAGCCTCTACTAGACCAGCTTTACGCTTCTCCATCTTTTCTTTCTTTTTCATCGCATCCATATCTTTCATGGCGACGGTGAGGTCATCTTGAGATTTAGCAAGCGCGTCCTCAAGTTCAGCAACTCTAGCTTGTGTGCTTTTGATGCTTTCTTCAAGTTCCGCAATGCTTGCGTCTTTCTCGTCTACAGTGGACTCAAAAGCCTCTACCTTGGAAGCAAACTCTTTATCTTTTGCTTCTTCGATCTTAGCTTTAATCGCCTCGTTCTCAGCTTTAGCTGAAGCGAGATCGGCACGAACATCGGCCAATTGCTTCTCTAAAAGATTATCAGACATTTTTAAATCTCCTATGTCAAGATTAAAATCGTTATCTACGTTAAATGCAACACTTTTAAGAATAACACTACGTGGGTTGGCAGGCTTGGAAACCAAACCCTTACCAGAAAAAGAGATATTCTTCAAGGCTCTGCCCACTTTATATCCCTCATACTCTCCGGTTCCGCCATATACTCTAAGGTGTTTTGTTAGGAACGAAGACTCTTCATCTCTAGCTAAAACCTTCTTAGATCCATCTTCATTTGATAAAGCGTAATCAAATCCAGCAAACAAACATTCCATAGAAACGTACCACTTGCCTTCTTCAATTTCTGCAATAATCTGCTCCATCCTTTCTTTATTTTCGCTTTTTGTCCAGCTATTATAAAGAACGGCTTGAGTGATTATATCAAAATCTTCTGGCATAGGGGAATCTTCAGAAACCGCCTTGCCATCTTTTGATAGCACATAGCTACCGGTGATATGTCCGATGATGTCACTCTCATCGTGCATAAAGTTAAATTGTTTATCTTCAGGGGTATTCCTAGCGGCCCAAGTCGGCTCTGGCTGGAAAACGTCGTCGTTTTTGTTCCAACCGCAAGAGACCAAAACAGACTCTAGATAATAGAGGTCTATTTGGTCTTTGTTCTCTGCTAATATTTTTTCAGCAACTTTTGTATTTTCCATAGCGCTCGCAAGCTTCTCGGAAAACTGCTGCCCTTTAAAGGTAGTAGCTTGAGAGCAATACGCAACACTGGCCGTACTCTTTACGAGTTCGCCAATGCCGTCATTTATTTCGTTTTGGAATATTTTAATTGTCATGTATTACCTCTACAATAAATATACACGAAAAAAGAATTTTTATTTAATTTCAGATTTTATCTATCTAAAAAGTACTCTACATACGCTGATATGGCGTGTCTTTTGTAATCTTCTATATTCATATTTTCTGGATTAATTTTACCAGAGTTTAGAATATTAGAGAAATCTTGTGGCATCCTCTTGTTAGAAGCAACTGTCTTGCAGATTTCATCTTCAGATATATCTGACATAGCAGTTGTGTTTAAAAGAACATGTATTTTAAGTCTTTCAAGCTCTTTTACCTGAGATTTTGTTAGACCTCTCATGTTTTTCTTTTTGTGGATTCCCAAATAAGCACTATTTAAAGTGGCTGATATTTTGTCAAAGGTTTGATTAGTCCAGACTATAAATTCAGCAACTCCGGGTTTAGACTTTGGGGTGTCTACTCTTTTCTTTCTTGGTCCTTCGTCAAGCTTTGCTGGAGGTCTACCGTTGGGGTTGATTGGTTTTTCAGATTCTTTTTTTTCTGCTAATTTTTCACTAATTTGCCCCTGCTTATCTATTTTTTCAAGATCTTGACTATGATTAGGGTTGTGAAAAGGACTAGCTTTTTCTGGTAGGTTCTCTGAATTTCTGGCTTTGTCTTCTCTTTTAAGCCTCATTTTCTCAACGCCCGGAACTTCTTTGAATCTTTCAAGCACTGTTTCATGAGATATTATATCTCTATCAGCCAACTGTATAAGAAGATTCTTTTCTGTTGACTCATCAGACAAACTCATTTGATCGTAAACAATATGTGGAGATTTTCTAAAGCCCATAGCTTTTCTAACAATCTCACACTCTTGCTCCCAGAACTTTGTAAGTTGGTCTCTGCCGTATTGCAGTCTTTCTACAAGTGTTTTTAAAGATATGAAATTATTTGTAAACCCGCCGCCATTTCCAGCCATACCTGTAAGAGTTGGAGGAACACCCAGTCCAGCATAGATACTATTGAGAACAGAGTTATATTTCTCTGAACCTAAAAATTTGTACACCTGACTGTTTGACTCTGTGTAAGAAAGCTCTGGCCCCCAAACCAGTTCCATCGTACCTCCACCAACATTGCTCGCAAGGATGTCTCTAAGCTTGTTTATTGCGGCTTTATTTGGAAGAATCTTATGATCTAAGTTACCAAGTGTCCACAGTCTAATATTAGAAATAGCCCCATCTAAGGCAGAAAGGTCGGCAAGCCTCATTTTTTCCAACATGATAATATCGTCAAGAATTGCGTATATTAAAGGATTTGCCCAGTTTGTCCAGTCGTCTTTTTTGTAATAAAATACAGATACTCTTTCTGGGTCTAGTTCAACTTTTCTTGCGCCCTGTTTTATCTTCTGCTTTAATTCTGGAGGAAGTGTTTCGATTACGTGTGCGGGTATTGAGCCGTCTTTAAAGTTATCTAAGATAGAATTCGTTCTTATCTCAAATCTATTCCTACCCAAGAAAAGGTTTAGTTGACTATCCTTCATATCAATAGAAAGTGGATTAAAGTAATTGTATCTCCAAGGAATTTGACCTTTTTCAAATTCAGGTACTTCTACAGTGATGTCTTTACCCATTGACTTGATGTACTTTGTTACATCGGGTGTAATATTCGCGTAGCTTCGGTAGGCAATCACCTGTCCTGATCTGTAAAGCAGGTTTGCAAATCTTTCAGATCTTTCTTTTCCGCCACACTTTTTAAACCACTGTTGGTAAAATTTTTCAACACTTTTATTTTCATGAACAATATTTATTCCCTGACAGGTAAAATCACCCATGAGATCAATTACATTTCTAATGATGCCTACTTTGTCGTAAGCGTCCATGCACATTTTGATAATGCGCTTCTGCTTATGTGGAACTTTTTCGTCTGGTCTAAACGCATGATAATCTTGACTTGTAAATCCCGGCCTTACAGACCTGTTTGTTTCGATGTCTTTGAAGTCTCTATAATGATTAGCTTTTGATACTCCTGCGTAGCTTTCGCCAGCTTCAGAGAATTGTTGGAATGCTGTAGCTCTACTGGAAGCGTCGGCGTCGTTCCAAGTTATTAGAGAGTTTTCTTCGTTCATCTTGTCCCTTTATAGGTAATCGGAATGCATTTCAATTGTTATTGTATTATACACAATTAATAGATATCCTTCATGTTTTCAGAAAACCAACTTGGACCGCTATATAGACTTTGATCTTTCTTCTGTTTTGAGTCTTTTGGAATAGATCCGGCAAAGCCACCAAAAAATTCATAATCTTCTTTAGTTGGTGTTCTTGCTATTTTTCTTGCTGCCATGTTAGCCATTATTAAGGATGAGTACCTGTCTTTTCTCATTTTGCTTTTCTTTCCGGCAGCTACGATAACCTCTGGGGTGTCCCACCTATCCCTACCGGATGCAGTTTGTGTCATCTGGATCATAGAAAGTTCGTCTTTAAGTTCTTCTATGTCCATAACACATTCCTCTAAGGTGTCATACATTCTACCCTTCATTCCATCGTCTATATTGGAGATACCCACGGTAACTGAATCAAAACGAGGAAATAAGATTACTTGATCCTCTAAGTCTTTTCTTAGTCCGTGATTAGCTTCTGCTAACCATTCGTACTTAGCAAATTGACACATCTCTAAGATATGTAAGCCACGCTGATCGTCCGTGTCTTTGGGTTTGTCTTCATCTATGACGGGCCATATCTCTATTTCTCCTTCTTGTATTTTATCCCTGTCGTGTAAGGACTCCATTACGGCGATACCGCCACCTTGTGCATCCATAGCAATGTGTATACATGGAAACAGCCTCATAAGGTCTCTGATCTTCCTAGCGCAGTAAGAATAAAAATCTGTCTCTGTAGAATAGCCCCTTTTTACCTTTTCTTTATGTTCTGACCTGTTGGTAGTCCAACAGTTAACTATCCTTCTGTGGTCATGATTGATCTCTAGCACAATAATGCTAAAGTTGTCAACTTCCGAAGCTGGGTCAACGCCAAACACATACTTCTTGTTTGGATCGCCCATCAGCTTTGCCTCAAAGATAATATCATTACCCTTAGAGTCTTTTGTTGTCTCTTTATCGTCCACTACGCAAGACTCTATTAGAGATCTCTTAAAGAACCCCTCTGAGTCGCGAGTAAACACTGCTCCAAACTCCATTTGATAGATACCAGCATGAACTGTTGCCTTAGATCTAGCGACCTGTGAGGCATCCATGAACCCTTCTGGCAATAGCTCGTAAGGTATTCTCATTATGGAATACTCTGTCCAGTCAAAATTGGTAGGAACATCGTCTCCTCCGAATACTTCTCTTAGCTTTACTGGGTCTCCTTGACTTTTTATTATAGATTTCCATCTTTTCCAATATGTAGCGAAATGATTAAAGTCGTAGTAAGCAGTACCAGATAGTATGATTTGATTATCTTTATCTTCTAGCTTGTTCTCGTCTTCATCAGTTATTTGTACGCCTAGTTCTTTCGCCTTTTTTTCTGCGGCCAATCTTTTGACATTCTCAATAGGGTCTGAACTTACAGCAGCAAAACCTGCCACAACAGTCTCGAAAATATCGCGAGGAATAGAAGCAAATTCGTCAGAGATAATATCGTTAGCTCTTTGACCCCTAATTTTTTGTCCGTCGCCAAGTGGTAAGCAAGTAATACGAGAATCGTTAATCCGCATAACGCAACGATCAACGTCTCTACGTGGGCCAGAGTTTCCATCACATATGTCCCTTAAAATTGGAGAATTGTTCCATATAGTTTCCATGTATTCAAAAAGAACTTTAGATTGCCTAAAGGCAGCGCCCACAACAACAACCTTCCTGCCCGGAAGCAAGAGCGCTCTTAGCATAGAGTATAGAGACAGCATGAAAGATTTACCGAAACCACGACTAGCTATAAGCATAGGGAACTTACGATTCCAAAGTTCGTATAGTATGAGCGACTGTGAGGGTAGTAGTTGTACGTTAAATATTTCCTTGACCAAGAAAGAAAAATATTCTGGCCTTGTCATAAGCCAAGTAAGCTTGAGGTGAAAGTCGTCGTCTGAGGAATTTAATATTGAGGTAGGGTCGAATAATTCTTTTTCGTCTACATCTATTTTTAACCAAGCTTCATCTATTTTTTTTAGTTTATTCATTTATAAATTCCATCGACAAACCCGTAATAGACAGCTTCGTCTGCTGTCATATACCAGTCGCCACCTCCTAGTTTTCTTTTTATGTACGATTTAGTTTTAGATAAATTATTTTGACGTTCTTTAAAATATTCTCCTTTTTGGCATCTTTCTGCATATATTTCTATCATTTGTTGCGCAATATATTTTTCAAAGTCAGCTAGGTTTTGTGTGGTTAGATAATGTCCACTTATCTCGCTACTACCCCAGTGAACCATAAACGCAGAGTTGTTAGTAACTAATCGTCTTGTTGCAGCTTGTATAATAACAGTACCCATAGAGCATAACTGACCATAGCCAATAAAAGTGGTTTTACATTTACAGCTTCTTATTGCATCGTATATACCCATCCCAGAATACCAGCAGCCACCCACTGTCTGCATATGTATAGTAATTGGATCTTTGCTTAGGTTTTTTAGTATGTTTATATTTTTAATAAAGTTTTGGAGCATTCTGTGATCTACTCCAGCAGATTCTCCTGAGTCGTCAAACTCATTTATGTATATTTCTCT